TTTTGTGGAATGAAAACCTTCAAATTGGATCAGCGCACCGCTTGTCCACGTCGCTGGAACAGTTTCGTGCAATGGTTCAGGTGATAGAAGCCAACGATTCATTAGCAAAGCAGGTCAAGAAAATTCGCTGGCAGCATGGCGGGGAGGAAATAGAAACAAAAATGGGAAATCGTTTCATAGTCCGCGCAGGCGGTTCAGCTGCTCGCGGCGTTTCTAGACCGTCCACCATTCATCTTGATGAATTACGTGAAATGACTGACATTGAATCGTTTGCTTCGCTTCGCTATACCCTTATGGCAGCGGCTAACCCAATGGTCATGGCTTATACCAATGCTGGCGATTCCTCAAGCGTAGTTTTGAACCAATTCCGTGATCGCGCGCTTGCAAGCATTGCAGGGGTTGAGGACGACATAGGTTATTTTGAATGGTCAGCGCCAACGGACGAAATCAGCGTGGAAAACGCGCGGCACAGTAACCCTTCAATGGGAACGCTGATCCATGCCGACAACGTGAAAAGCGTTTTGAACGATCCACCTGACGTTGTGATGACGGAAGTATTGTGCCGCTGGGTTGTGGCAATCAACAGCGCGGTGGACGCAGCCTCATGGGGTAACTGCCTGGACAAAACCGCAGACCTTGACCTTGACAAATTGACGTGGCTTGCCATTGACCTTTCACCCGATAGACGCCATGCCAGTCTTGTCGGCGCGCAGAAATTAGGCGACGAAAAGTTTGTGGTCAAACTGCTGCATACCTGGTCAAACGAATTGCAGTTAGACGACAAGGCAATTGCCAACGACCTTGCAGATTATGCCCGCAGGTATCCAACCGAATACGTGCTTTACAGCCGCAAAACCAGTGGCGCGGTTGCGGCGCGTTTAGCCCCAGCGGGAATTCCTGTTTTCGACATGGACAATGCTTATCCGCAGGCATGCGACGAAATGCTTTCGGCTATAAATTCAAATCGTTTGCGGCATAGGGGGCAAAGCCAACTATCGGAGGAGGTTTTAGCAGCGGTGCAGTTACGTCGTGGGGACGGGGGGTGGGTTATTGGAAGGCGCGCGTCACAATCGGTCGTTTGCGGCGCAGTGGCAGTCAGCCTTGCAACACACTTCGCGACACGCCCAGACAATGACCTTGACATAATGGTTGGTTAACCTTATAAGCCTGCAAGAATTCAGGCATGGGATTTACTGATCTATTCGCACGTAAGGCTGATACTGCCGTCACGGTTGAAGCCGCGCAGGTGGACGCAGCTGCTATCGCGCCGTATTACAGTGAAGTAGGAAATCTATTTCTATTTGGCGGGATAGTAACTGCGTCCCGCGCTGAAGCAATGTCAGTGCCAACCGTTGCACGTGCATTAGGAATTATCCAAACAATTGGTTCACTACCAATGCACACACGCAATGAAGCAACAGGCGAAAAGGTAACGCAGCCTCGCGTAATCAACCAACCTGATCCACGTATCCCAGGCGCAACATTCTGGGGCTGGATCATTTCAGATTTATTCTTTCACCCTGCTGCTTACGCATACGTTATGGAACGTTATGCAGACACAGGCAAAATTCGCGCAATGGAACGCATTGCCCCTGAACGCGTAACAATTACAACAAACGGCATGGGTTATGAAATTGCGTCATACGCAATCGACGGTGCTTACGTTGATCCAGCAAATTTGGTGGTATTCAATAACACCCAGGAAGGTTTGCTAAGTCGTGCAGGTCGTACGATCAAGGCAGCCGCGTCATTGGAACGTGCAGCAATGAATTTTGCAAACGAACCAATTCCACAAATGGTTTTGAAATCAAATGGCACATCACTGCCAGCAGATCGCGTTTCAAAATTGCTGACTGCGTGGAAAACCGCACGTGCTTCACGCAGCACAGCATTTTTGAACGCTGACGTCACACTGGAAACAATTGGTTACGATCCACGCAATTTGCAGTTAAATGAAGCAAGAAATTACGTATCGCTTGAATTGTCACGCGCGTGTGGTTTGCCTGCATACTTCACCGATTCACAACAAAGCAGTTTTACTTATTCCAACGCATTGGATAAGCGTCGCGACCTTGTGGACTTCGCGTTTAGAAATTACATGTCAATCATTGAACAACGTTTATCTTTCCCAGATTTTACGCCAGCAGGTAATCGCGTTTTGTTTGATCTTGACGATTTCCTACGCGGCAACCCTTACGAACGCGCGCAGGTTTATGAAATCTTGAATCGTATTGGCGCAATGTCAATCGAAGAAATCCGCGAGGAGGAGGACATGCTGCTATGAAAAAAGTCATCACACCAATGAAAATCACGGCTGCTGATTCAAACAGTCGAACAATTTCCGGTCGCATTGTGACATTTGAGGAAACTGGAAACGCTTCAATTGGCAAGGTGCAATTTGCTGCTGGTTCAATTGAACCGACTGCCGTTTTGCTAAACCTTGAACATGATCGTACGCGCAGAATTGGAAAAACTTTAGACACTGCAATTTCAGCTGACAATTCAGGAATTGACGCAACATTCAAGATCGCAGAGACAACTGCGGGAAATGACGCATTGGTTGAAGCCATGGAAGGTTTGCGAGATGGTTTCAGCGTTGAAGTTTCGTTTGACGAATACGAAACGTTAAAGGACGGAACAGTCAGAATTCTTGCAGGTGAATTGACAGCCGTTGCATTGACCAGCGAACCCGCAATCAGATCAGCCCGCGTTGAATCAGTCGCGGCAACTGAGGACGAACAGATTTCAGATTCGACAATCGAACCTGAAGCAACACCAACAGAAAAGGACGACGAAGTGGAACACACCGTTACACCAGCGGAAGCCGTCGAAACGGTCGAAGCCGCACAGTCAGTAACAGCAACATCAAACAAGGTGGGCGGCTGGAAAGCCACACCACGCATTGAAATTACTGCTGCAAAGTACCTAGAAAACAAAGTGCTAGCAGCAACAGGCGACGAAACTGCGCGCCAGTACGTTTTAGCAGCAGACAACACAACTGACAATGCTGGACTAGTTCCAACACGTCAATTGGCTGAGGTAATCAACGGACTAGGCACAACAGTGCGTCCAAGCATTGACGCAATCAGCCGCGGTTCATTGCCTGACGCTGGAATGACATTTGAAATTCCAAAGATCACTGCAATGCCAACAGTCGCTGTTGCGGCTGAGGACGCAATTTTCTCAGATACCGACCAAAACTCAGCGTTCCTTTCAGTGGACGTCAAAAAGTTTGCCGGACAACAGAAATTCAGCGTTGAACTTTTGACAAGAACTTCACCATTGTTTTATGACGAACTACTTCGCAACATGGTTGCAGCAATGGCAAAGGCGCAAGATAAGTACGTCAACGATCAACTAGTCGCGGGCGCAACTGCTGACGCAACAACAATCACGACATACCCAACAGCAGCTGAATTGCTTGGTTTTGTTGCACGTGGTGCAGCAAGCGTTTACGGCGCGACTGCTGGACTAGCAAATCCATTTGCACGTAACATTCTTATGAACACTTCACAGTGGTCAAACGCAATGTCACTCAACGACGCTGGACGTCCAATTTACAACGCTTCACAGCCTTCAAACGCTGGTGGCGTAGTAACACCAACCTCATTGCGTGGAAACATTGCAGGGCTTGATCTATACGTCACAGCAAACACTGCTGCGACTACAGACATTGACGATTCAATCATGGTCATCAACCCAGACGCATACACATGGTACGAAGGAACTTCATACCAACTACGCGCTGAATCAACAGCAGACGGTTCAATCACAGTCGGCGTTTATTCATTCGGTGCAGTCGCCACAAAGATCGCAGGCGGCGCATTTGGTGTAAACAAGACTTCATAATCACAACCCACTAATCATGCGGCGGGTTCTCCCGATCTCGCCGCAGCAGATCGAAAGGAACGGACATGCCAGCCATTGTCACAGCAAGCCAATTGCGTACGGTGCTTGGCGTGTCCGTTTCCTTATACAGTGACAGTTATCTGGACGAAATAATCAACACTAGCGAGGCGGTCATTTTGCCAATGCTGGTTGCAAATACTTC